CCCGGGGTCGCCGAGACCGCACACTGCTGGCCGCCCCGTTCTCCCTGCTTGCCCCCGGCACGACATCCCCCGAAGAGGTCAGTCTTCAGGAGTGGTTCTACGGTGCGGACACGGTCGACCTGGTGCTGGTCGCGCCCGCCGAGTTCGACCACGCACAGACCGGGATCGTGCTCACCGGCACCCTGTTCGAAGCGTCCCAAGGGACCGGCCTCGTCGAGCTGTGCGACAGCATCAACTACGCCACCGCATCCAAGGCCACCCAGACGGTCACCGCCTGGTCCGCCACGAGCATCACGATCACCGCCAACCTGGGTTCGCTCGGCCCCGGGATCCGGTGGGTGTTCGTCACGACCAACGGCGGGCAACGGTCCGAGGGGCGCCCGGTCACCGTCCACCGGGCCGCAGCGTTCACCGATTCCCTATCGGCGAACATCACGGCCTCCGGGGCCGATGCGACCACGGCCCGGCTGACCGCCCCCACCGGCAGAACCACCTCCGATTTCGACGCCGGCCGCCGGGTCGACGACTCCGCCACCACCCCATCGACAACGACAACCACCACCGACTACACCGAGCACGAATGGGCGCTCGAGGCCACTGCTGCGGCCGTGGCCAGCTCGGTCTACGAGTTCCGGGTGGTCACCTCGGCCGGGGCGCTGCTCGGCGACTACACCGTCACCCCGCAGTGGACGATCGACGGGGGCGCGGGCGGGGCCGTGGCCGGTTCCGTCCGGTTCGCCGTCGGTGTCACTGCCCACCCAGCAGGCGTCAAGCTGGCGGCCGGTTCCACCCGGGTCACGGCCGCCACCACTACCCGAGCCACCGGCACCAAGGTGGCCGCCGGATCGACCCGCAGCTTGGTACCCGTGATGGCCCGCCCGGCCGGTGTCAAGGTCGGCCAGGGGGCAGCCCGTGTCGTGGCCGCCGCCGTGGCCCGGTCCATCGGCACAAAGACCGCCGGGGGCGCCGTCACCGTCACCGTGCCGACCACGGCCAGGGCCACGGGATCGAAGGTGGCAGGCGGTGCCGTGCGGGCCGTGGTCGCCACCGTCGGTGTGTTCGCTGGCGCCAAGATTGTCGCCGGTGTCATCGACGGCACCGTGCGGATGGTGGCCGCCATGACGATGCGGGCCACCGGCGTCAAGGTGGCCGCCGGAACTGTGTCCGCTGCCGTGCCGATGGTCGCCAGAGCCACAGGCACGAAGGTGGGCCAAGGCTCGGCCGCCGTGACGGTGCCCACCGCGGCCCGTGCCGCCGGCTCCAAGACCGCTGGAGGTGCAGCCCGAGGGATCACGGCCCCGATCATGCGGGCCGCCGGGTCCAAGACCGCCCAGGGGGCCGTGAGGGCCAGTGGTGGCATCCTGGCGGTGCCGGCCGGCCGGAAGATTTCGGGCGGTGCTGTCCGGTTCGTTCAGGCCATCATCGGCCGGTTCTCGACGTCACCGCCGCCGCCGCCCGTTCAATCGTTCGTTGGGGGCCTAAACGTGTTGCTTCAAATCCAGACACTGACCAAGGTCCGGCCGGCCAGCTCGACCGACGGCTACGGCAACACCGTGCTCAGCTACGGCGTGACCGCCACCCGCACCACCTTTGATGGGTGGCTGCAGCAAGACATGCGGGTGGAGTCCCGGCCCGACGGCCGCAACCCGGGCGAGCAGCGCTGGCTGCTCATGTGCAACCTGGCCGACCTCGACACCGACGACCGGATCGAGTGGCCCACCGGGCACCCCGCCGGGCCGCTCGTGTTCGCCGTCGAAGGTCCACCGGAGCCGGCCTACCGGCCGCCGGCCGCCGGGGCCGCCGGGTTCCACCATTCCGAGGCCACGTTGCGACTCCTGGAGGGCTGATGGCTACGAGCGGGTTCGAGCGATTCGAGTTCTCCCGGGCCGGATACCGGGCCATCCTCCGGTCCGACGGGGTGCGGGACATGCTGCAGGACAAGGCCGACGCCGTGCGCCAGGCCGCCGAGCGGCACGTGCCCGATGGCGTGTACCTGATCGCCGACACCAACGTGGGCGCCAACCGGGCCGGCGCCACCGTCATCGGCGTGCCGATGCGCCTGGAGCAAGCCAAGCGGGTCCTGGGTTCAGCGATCGACGCCGCCCGATGACCCTGCCCGATGGTGTCGGCCTCACCCGCACCTACCTCGCCGCCGCCATGACCCCGACCGAGGTCCTGACCCGGGTGCCCCGGGACCGGCCGGCCGAGTGGATCCAGATTCGCCGGGTCGGCGGCACCGCGATCGCCGTGCGGGACGTGGTACGCCTCGACGTGATCGCCTGGGCCGAGACCGAGCCGAGGGCGGCCGAGCTCGGCCTGGCCGCCCGGGCCGCCCTGTGGGCCCTGGCCGGCACCGTGACGCTGGGCCCGATGTGCTACCGGGTGGCCGAGTTCATGGGCCCCCGCCAGCTTGACGACGACGCCACCGGCTCGCCGCAGATGTGGCTCACCATCGACCTGCACCTGCGGGCCGACGAGCTGATCCACCGGAATCCGTAACCCACCACCCCAACAAGGGAGAACCCATGGCAAGCAACGCAACCCACGCCCGCGTTGGGATCACCGGCGCGATCTACGCCGCCCCACTCGGCTCCACCGCCCCCACCGACGCCACCTCGGCCCTGGCCGCCGCCTACCTAGACATGGGCTACATCAGCGAGGACGGGATCGAAGAAGCCTGGGACGATTCGGTGTCCCGGTTCGTGGCCTGGCAGAGCGCCACCGTGATCCGCTCCGCCGTCACCGACTCGGTCGGCACCCTCAAGCTGACCATGCTGGAGACCAAGAAGACCACCTTGGAGGCGTTCTACCGGGGCTCCACGATCACCACCCCCTCGGCCGGCAACTACAAGCTGGCCATCAAGCCGCTGGTGTCGGCCCCCAAGGCGTGGGTGTTCGATGTGGTCGACGGGGCCCGCCTGATCCGCACCTACATCGGGAACGGTGAGATCACCGAGCGAGGTTCGGTCATGTGGGCCAACGGCGAGATGGCCATGTACCCCGTCACCCTCACGTTCTACCCCGACGCCAACGGCGATCTGGCCGTCAAGTACAGCAACGACTCGGCCTGGGTCACCGTCTGATGTTCGATGCCAGGACGGCCGCCACCGCGGCGGCGGCCAAGTACAAGCCATGGCCGTTCGTGGGTCTCGACGGCGAGACCTACGAACTGCCGCACATGCTCATGGTCGACGCCGGTCTGCAACGCCAGGTGCAGGCCGGCGAGATCAACCAGGATCAGTTCCTGGAGACGGTCGCACCGAAGGCGTGGGCCGCCATCCAGGTCATGCCCGTCGGCGTACAGCTGGAGCTCATCCGGGCCTGGCAGGCCGAGGCCATGGAGGTGGTGGACGAGGCGGGAAAAGAGCTATTGCCGCCATCGGAACCGAACCGATCTGCTCGGCGCTCGAAGCCGACATCTCGGCCCGCGGCGGGAACCTCTGGGCCCTCCCGCTCTGGCAAGTCTCCGGGTGGGTCGAAGTCCTCCGGCACGATCCGAGCAGCCAGCTAGCCCAGGCCCTCGGTGGCGACGGGATCACCCGGACCGACCACCTGCTCTATATGATCCTCGACCAGCTGCGGGTCGCCAACTGGCTGGCGTCGAAGGACGGGGCCAAGGGCACGAACCGGCCCAAGCCGATATCGCCGCTGGCCCAGGACAAGAAGCCGAGCCGGACCGGGAACACCGAGGGCCGGGACATGGCTGACGTGATCTCACTACTGGAGCGCGCCGCCGGCCGGGCCCTGCCCACCATCGAAGGGAGCACCGATGTCAACCACTGAGGTCGGTGTCGGCTACGTCCGACTGCTCCCCTCGATGGAGGGATTCAGCGGCAAGGTCAAGGGCCTCCTGTCCGATGAGCTGTCGAAACCGGCACGCGACGCCGGCGAGGACGCCGGCCGGGAGATGGCCAAGGGCATCGCCGATGGGATGGACGGCGCCGGCGGCCAGCTGCAGGGGTCGGCGTCGAAGGTCGGCGACTTCTTCAAGGTTGGCCTGGCGGCGGCCGGGCTGGCCGGAGCGGCCCTGCTCACCTCGGCGTTTTCCAGCGCCATGGACCTAGGGCAGGTCACCGACAAGCTGACGGCCCAGCTCGGTGGTGGCCAGTTCGCCGAGGCGGCCGGCGAGGCGGCGGCCGATCTGTACGTGGCCGGGTTCGGCGACTCTGTGGCCGACACTGCCGACATCGTGCGCCAGCTGTTCCAGGGTGGGATCCTGGACGAGTCGGCCACCCAGGCCGAGATCACCGCCGTTGGCGGTCAGTTCGCCACCTTCGCCGATGTCCTTGAGCAGGACATGGACATGGCCACCCAGGCCGTGCAGTCGATGCTCACAAGCGGCATCGCCGATTCGTCGGCCGAGGCCCTCGACATCATGACGGCCGCGATCCAGCAGGGTGCCGACAAGGCCGGCGACCTGTCGGCCACGTTCCAGGAGTACGGCACCAGCTTCCGAGACGCCGGGATCGACGCCGCCGACGCCGCCGGCCTCATGGTGCAGGGCCTGTCGGCTGGTGCCCGGGACGCCGACAAGGTGGCCGACGCCATCAAGGAGTTCGGGATCCGGGCCCAGGATGGGTCCAAGCTGAGCGCTGAGGGGTTCGCCGCCATCGGCTTGTCGGCTGACGAGATGACGGCGGCCGTGGCCCGGGGTGGACCGGAGGCCCGGGCCGCGCTGGATCAGGTGCTAGACGGACTCCGCAACATGACCGACCCGGCCGAGCGGAACGCCGCCGCCATCGCCCTGTTCGGCACCCAGGCCGAAGACTTGGGCGATGCCCTGTTCTCCCTCGACCTCGACACCGCTGCGGCTGAGCTCGGCGACTACGCCGGCGCCACCGACGGGCTCGGCTCGGCCTACGACAACGCCGCCAGCAAGATTGAGTCTTTCAAGCGGGGCGCCATGATGGCCCTCACCGAGTTCATCGGTGGCACCGTCATCCCCAAAATCGAGCGCCTGGCCGAGGTGCTCGGCCCTCCGATCCAGACCGCCCTCGGTGTGATCTCCGATGCCGCGTCGAAGGTGCAGGAGTTCTGGACCACCCTGACCACCGGGTTCACCGAGGACGAGGGCACCCCCATCGAGCTGTTCGCCCTCAAGGTCCGGGACGCCCTGTCGTCCCTGCAGCCGGTGGTTGATGCCGTGCGAGACGGGTGGACCCGGTTCAAAGAGATAGTGTCGGAGAACCCCGAGATCCTTCAGGGGATCCTGGTGGCCCTCGGCATCGCCGTTGGGGCCCTGGCCGTGGCCCTCGGTGGGCTGGTCGCCTCGGCTGTGGTGGCCGCCGCTCCGTTCATCGCCATCGGTGTGGCCGTGGCCGCCGTGGCCGCCGGGATCCTGTGGCTCTACAACAACGTCGAGAGCTTCCGCAGCTTCGTGGACGCCACGGTCCCGCTGATTGGCCAGGTGTTTCAGGCCACCTTCGACCTGATCCTGACCCTGATCCAGGGTGCGGTCACCATCGGCCTGGCCCTGTGGCGCCTCTTCGGCGACGAGATCCTGCGGGTGGTCCAGATCGTGTTTGGTCTGATCGGTGGCATCATCACCGGCGCCCTGAACATCATCTTGGGTGTGATCCGGCTGGTCACGTCGCTGATCAAGGGCGACTGGTCGGGGGCCTGGGAGGCCATCAAGCAGATCACATCGGGGGCCGTCACCATCGTGGTCTCGATCTTCCGGGCCTGGTTCCAGCTGCTCGGCGTGCTGGTCTCGGCCGGCTGGTCTGTGATCCGGGCCGTGTTCTCGGCCGGGTGGTCGGCCCTGTCCTCGATGGTGTCGACCGGGATCAACAACGTGGTCGACTGGTTCAAAGGCCTGCCGGCCAAGCTCCGGGCCGCCCTGGCCACCGTCGCCTCCGCCATCACCTCCCCATTCTCGGAAGCGTTCTCCGCCCTCAAGCGCCTGTGGAACAACAGTGTCGGCGGGTTCGGGTTCTCGGTGCCCGACTGGGTGCCGGTGGTCGGCGGCAAGTCCTTCAAGATTCCCAAGATGCACACCGGTGGGGTCTTCGATCCCGGCTCCGGGACCGAAGGCCTGGCCCTACTCAAGAAGGGTGAGGGCGTGTTCACTCCCGACCAGATGGCCGCCCTTGGTGGCCCGGTGTCCGGCCCGGCCGAGATGCCCCAGCTGGTCATGTCGGCTGACGGCGACCGGTACTTCCTGGAGTGGATCCGGCACACCATCCGGGTCGAAGGCGGGAACGTGCAAATGGCCCTGGGGCAGGGCGGCCGATGAGCGGCACCTTCAACCCCACCGCCGTCTACTACAACAACTTCACCAGCGGGCCCACCGGCCCGGCCTCGGCCGCGCTCGGACCCGAGTGGGAGATTTACACCGCCAACCCCGGCAACGGCGGGTTCGGGATCCGGGACGCCGTCCAGGCCACCATCGTCACCGAGGCGTCATCGACCGACGGCGGCCGGGTGCTCCGCATGACGGCCGAGAACATCGCCGGCGACCACGTCACCACCGGCCTGAAGCTACTGCTGCCCCTGATGTATGGGCAGTACGAGCTGCGGGTGCGGGTGGCCGACGACGCCAGCGAAGTCACCTCCGGCGTGGTACTGATGTGGCCCGAGTCGCTCCAGTGGCCACGAGACGGCGAGATCGACTGGTGGGAGACCTTCAACCACCGCGACACCCGCACCCCCGTCCAGTCGTACGTGCACCGCCTCAACCCGGCCGCCACTCTTCCCTACGACGCCGCCGACGATCAGACCGTGGTGGCCATCGATCACACCGGTGTCGACCAGTCGGCCTGGCACAAGATTGTCTGTTCGTGGACGCCTGACGAGCTCTACATCGAGATCGACAACGGCCCCAAGCAGGTCATCACCGCCAACCCCGAGTTCATCCCCGATCTGGAGATGAACCTGTGCGTCCAGCTCGACGCCTGGTCTGACACCCCGCCCGCCAGCCCGGTCACCATGGACGTCGACTATGTGGTGCTTCGGGCGTGGGAGCCGCCGACGGCCACCCCGGCGTTCCCTGTGGGCCAGCTTGACACCACGGTAGAGATGGCTTTCGGCGCCACCGGTTCGCCGATCGGTTGGACCTGGACCGATGTCACCGACCGGATGCAGTCTCAGCAGCTGTCGATCTCCCGGGGCCGACCCAACGAGTCGTCCGTCCCGTCGCCAGCGTCAGTGTCGATGGTGCTGGACAACCTCGACGGGCATCTCATGCCTGGCAACCCGATCAGCCCGTGGTACCCGAACGTCCGCCGTGGCACCCCGCTGCGGGTGTCGGTCGGTGGTGCCGCCCCGGCCCTCCTCCTCGACGGTTCCGGGTGGGCCAGCACCCCTGACAACGCTGCACTCGATGTCACCGACATCGACCTGCGTATCAGGTGCCAGCCCGACTCGTGGGCCAACGGCGTCACCTGGGCCAACGGCGTCCGGGCCTTCACCGACACCCAGTACCTGGCCGCCCGGTGGGTCATCGCCGGCAATCAGCGATCCTTCGCGCTGTCCACCGCCGGGGCCGGGTGGCCCAGCGTTTCGTGGTCCGGTGACGGGACCTTGGCTGTCGGGGGTTCCCGCTGGTTCGAGGCCCTGGTCGCGGCCCAGCAACCGATCTGGTTGGGCTGCACCGTCGATGTGAACAACGGTGCAGGCAGCCACGTGGTGACGTTGTGGCGAAGCGACGCCGAGGTGCCACCGGCTGACATCACCACGTGGCAGATGCTTGAGCAGCACACGTCCACCGGGACCACATCGGTGCACCCAGGTTCGGCTGCCATGCATATCGGGGCCATCAACGGGGCACTGCCGTTCCGTGGGGCGATCCTGGCGGCCGAGGTCAGGTCGACCATCAACGGGGCTCTGGTCGCTGCCCCGGATTTCACCGCCCAAACCCCGGGTGCCACGTCGTTCACCGATTCGGCCGGTCGGGTGTGGACGCTGAACGGTGGGGCCGAGATCTCCACCCGCCGCACCCGGTTCGTCGGGACCATCGACGAGATCGCCCCCGTCTGGCCGTTCGGGAACAACAACCCGAGTGGCACCAGCGAATCCCACGTGCGGGTCACCGCCTCCGATATCGTGCGACGCCTCAGCCAGGGTGGCAAGGCGCTGAAGTCGACCTTGACCCGCCACGTCACGTCAGCCAGGTACGCCGGCAACGTCGATGCCTACTGGCCGTGCGAGGACGACAGCGGCGCCGTCCTCCTCGCCTCCGGCCTGCCGGGCCATCCAACGATGAGTGTCACCAGCACGATCTCGGCCGGGTCCGATTCGACGCTGGCCGCGTCGGCGCCGCTGCCCACGGTCGCTGCCAATGAGACCGCCACGTTCCGGGCGTCGATGCCGGCCGGGTCGAACTCGACCAGCTGGGCTGTCGAATGGGCGTACAAGGTGCCGGTGATGCCGGTCGCTCCGACCGATGTGGCCATCATGGGACTGGTCACATCGGGGACCGCCCGCCGGTGGCGGCTAGCGGTCAACGCCTCCTCCGCCATCCTCACCGTGGTCAACGGTGAGGGCGCCCAGATCCACACCAACACGGCCGGCTTCTCCGATCTCGGCGGAAAGTGGGTGCTGGCCCGACTCACCGCCACCCAAACCGGCGGGTCGATCGACTGGTCATGGACGTTCAACGAGCTGGCCACCGGGTCGGCAGGCGGCCCCACCGGCACCTTCACCGGCACTCTCGGCCGGGTCACGGCCATCGACACCACCACCACCGCACCATCCGACGGGATGACGTTCGGTCACATCGTCGTCACGGATGGCGGGCTGTCCAACGGGTGGCTGGCCGGGGCCGACACTGCGTGGGTCGGCGAGTCGGCCTCCCACCGGTTCGCCCGCCTCTGCCTTGAGGAAGGCATACCGGCCGAGGTGCTCGGCGACTCCGCCACTTACACCGAGTTTCGGGGCAGTTTGACGACCGCCGAACCGATGGGCCCGCAGCAACGCAAGACCCTGCTGACCCTCCTCGGGGAATGCGGCGACGTCGACCTTGGCGTGGTCGCATCCCGCCGGGCCGCCCCCGGGTTCATCTACCGGCCGCGCCACACCATCGAGAACCAGACCCCGGTGCTGGAGCTCCACGCCGACCGCAACGAGATCACCACCCCGCTCGATCCGGTTCTCGACGATCAGCGGCTCCGCAACGATGTCACGGTGGCATCGACCGGCGGGTCGGCGGCGAGAGCGACCGACACTGCCAGCGTCGCGGCGGAAGGACTGTACGAGGTGTCGGTCACGATCGCCGGGGTCGGTGGTGTCCCGGTGCAGGCGGCCATTCTGACGGCCCAGGCCGGGCTGTCGTCTGCTGTCGAATCGCAGAACACCCAGCAGGCCGGATGGCGCCGCCACCTTGGCACCTGGCCCGGGCTCCGATACCCGACGGTCACCATCGACCTGGGTCTCGCCCCCCACCTGATCGAGACGTGGCACGCTGTCGAGCTCGGCGACCGGGTCACCCTCACCGGTCTCCCATCCCAGCACCCGAACACCACGGTCGATCTGATCATCGACGCCATCGAAGAGCGCATGTCGCCGACCAACTGGGTGGTCCGGCTCACCTGCTCCCCCGGTGGGCCGTGGCAGGTCGGCGACGCCACCGCCGCCGGCTATGAGCGGCCCACCTACGGCAAGTGGGCCGTGACCCGGGCTGGGGCAAAGATCACCCCCCAAGGCGAAATCTTCCGCTCCGCTGGGATGAACGGCACCGTAGGCCTGGCCCTCGGTCAGTTCGGCCAGTCGATCGCGTCAGGCCGGAAAGTGGCATGGGCCCTGGACCGGTACCCGCCGTTCCGGTTCGAGGTCGGCGACCTCACCGACTCACCGACCACACCCTGGTTCCCAGCGTCGCACATGAACGCCGGCGACTACTTCGACCAGGGTGCCGCCAGCGGCGCTGGGGGCTACGTCACCTTGCCGTCGAAGGTCAATTGGTACCGCCGCAAGTTGAACATGCATCTGTACCGGGTGCCGGCCTACCTGCGGTCGGTCCCCGGGACCACCTGGAACGGGATCAACCCAGCCACCGCCAACGTGATCGCCGGCTACATCGCCGAAGTGCGGGCCCTGGTCGACGAGGGCCTCACCGTCGCCATCGAGGATCACATGTTCACCGGTGGGGCCCCGACTCTGCCGGCCGCCCTGATCGCCGACCCGTCGCTGGGCCCGACCGACTCGGCGATCACCGGGCACACCTTCGCTGTGCCGGGCGCCTACAACGTGACCGGCCAGGACCTGTCAAACTCGCTGGCGTTCTACGACGCCCTGGTGGCCGAGTTCGATGGGTCCGAAAACGTGTGGATAGGCCTGCCCAACGAGGCATGGAACACCCCTTACTCCACCGCCTACCGGGATTGGGTCGGGGTCTACGTTCGCCGCATCCGGGCCGCCGGGTGGACCGGCATCCTCACCTTCCCCCTGCCTATCTGGGCCCAGGATCTGGCGAGGTACGCCGCCGGCGACATCGATCCGGTGTTTTCCAACCTGCTGGCCCTCGGCGCCGGCACCTACAACCTGGTTGCCGAGTTCCACGCCTACGGCAAGAACTGGGACGCCGGCGCCGGCGCCGACGTGCTCTACACCTACGACGCCCTCCGATCCCACCTGGAGGCGTGCCGGGCCAACGGGCCGGCCGGTGGCTGGCCCCGGCCGGTGTGGATCTCCGAGGTCGGCGAGGCAACCCCGGTGGCCGCCGGCTACGACGCCGAGGCCACCCGCCGAGGCGTCGAACTGCTCCTGACCGACCAATGGGGCCCCGCCCTCGCCGGCCTCTACGAGGACACCTGTGCCACCGGATGGGGGTTCGCCGATGACGTGTTCGTCAACAATTTCGCTATCACGTACGGCTACGCCAACAAGGGGAACCCCAACGGGCCCGACCCCAACGTCGTTGGCGACTACCCAGGCGTCTACCCCTGGCACAACCTGGA